TTGTTCGATGGTTTGCACCTTGGGTCGACAAAGATCATCCGCTCTATCCATACCCAATGGGCGAACCGCTTTGGACTTGCCGCGGTTCGGATGATGAATGGCTTTGGTTCGAGGAAGAAGGCGATCGTGACGTTGATGGAGAGACGAAGCAATGCATCAGCCGCACGTTCATCCGGTCAGGTCTTGGAGATAACCCAGATCTAGGGCGAACGAATTACGCGAGACAGCTTGCGCTTCTGCCGGCCGAGCTCAGGCTTCGATACGAGCAAGGTGATTTCACCGCTGAAGCTGTTGACGACGAATTCCAGGTTATCCCAACCGAGTGGATACGAGCAGCACAAGACAGATGGAAAGAAGACGATGGCGAGCGCATGGAGGCGATTGGCGTCGATATCGCTCAAGGCGGCAAGGACAACACGGTTCTGGCGCCACGTTGGTCTGGCAAGAGCGTTACGCACTGGGTCGACAAGCTCAAGAAATACAAGGGGTCTGAAACTCCAAACGGTTCCACGGCTGCAGGTCTGATCATGCAGCACCTAAAGCACGCCGCTCAAGTCAACATCGACATGGGCGGTGGCTATGGTGGTTCAACGTTCGAGCATCTGACTGATGCTGAGATCTCATGCTTTGGATTTGTACCGTCCGGTGGGTCGACGGCCACGACCAGTGACGGAAAGCTCACATTTGCAAATATGCGCTCCGAAGCGATCTGGAAAGTTCGCGAGATGCTGGACCCAGAATCAACTGAGCCGGTCGCACTGCCACCAGATGCAATGGCACGCGCTGATCTGGCCTCGTTTCGGTGGCGCCTCATGTCCGGCGGCGTGATCCAGGTAAGACCAAAGGACGAGATCAAAAAGCTTCTTGGCAGATCGCCAGACGATGGCGAGGCAATTGTTATTGCGTTGGCAACCAAATCGAACCGTCAGCACCCGCGCCGCAATGACCCGCAAGCGTGGCAGTCAAAATCTAAATCCGTTGGCTCAAGCAGGGCACAACGCGTCAGGAGATACAGATGAACGCTATGGGGTTAAAGCCGCCAAAACAGCAGGAAACCGTTAAGATACCAACGGCGAATGATCCAGCGGTCAAGGCTGCAGCAGCCAAGAAGCGCCAGGACGATGACAAAACAAGGATGGGGCGCCAGTCGACCAATCTATCAACGCAACCTGTTCACTCCCGCACGAGGCTCGGCTAATTGTCTGATTCAAACGCTGTTGAGCTAATCAAACGCGGCGATGCTAGGTTTTCCAAGCGAGCTCAGCTTGACAGCTTCAGACATGAGATCGCTCTGAATTTCGCCCCTTGGGACGCGGAATGGAATGCAACCAATCAATGGGGCGAGGATTTCGCATCTCATCTGATTGATGGCACGCCTATGCTCCTGGCCCGTGAATACCTCAACATGATTGAATCGTATCTCCGACCAGCAGGCAAGCAGTGGTTCTGGCGTCGGACGGCATCGGAAGACACGAACAACGATCCAACGGCTCGCGAGTATCTCGACTGGCGCTCACGTCAAACTATGCGGATCATCTACGATCGGCCAACTGGCGCACCGCGGGCATTCAAAGACTGCGATCGGTTTTACGGTCTGTACGGTGATGGTGTTCTTTCGATCGACACAGACGATGTTCTTGAGACGCTCCGTCTCAGCAGCTACCACACCAAAAATTGTGTTTGGGCGATCGGCCCCGAGAACAAACCCGATGTGATCACGCGCAAAGAGCAGGCATCAGCGCGAAACATCATGAAGCGGTTCCGACAGCGCGGCGATAAGGTGCATGAAAAGATCCGGGAAGCCTACGACAAAGACCCGGACAAGACGTTTGAGATCCGCCATGAGGTCATGCCTGTTGATGAGTATGACCCATACAAGAGATTCGGCGTCAACAGAGACAAAGCAAAGTTCGCATCGGTGTGGATCGACGTTGAGAACAAGTGCGTCATGCGCGAGCGCAAGAACAGCACGTTCCGATATGTCATTCCGCGCGGCGTAACGCTGCAGAACAATCCCTACGGCTTGGCGATGGCAACTGTCATTGCTCTGCCAGACGCACGTTTGATCCAGCAGCAAGCTCTTGCGATCCTTGAGGCCGCAGAAAAGCAAATCGATCCCCCATTGATCGCCATGGACGGAGACACAATCCGCGGTGATGTGGATCTATCCCGCAATGGCATCACTTGGGTTGATAAGGGCTATGACGATCGCACTGGTTCGCCGCTGGTGCCGCTTGAGCTGGGCAAGAACTTCAATCTTGGTGTCGATAGCTTACTCCGAACTGAGCAGCAGATCACTAGGGCATTCCACCTCGACACGTTGCGGATGCCAGACACACGCAATTCACGCTCGGTCGAAGAGATCCAGTTCAAGATCGATGAGTTTGTGCGTTCAGCACTGCCGCTGTTCGCTCCAATGCACAGTGAGTATAACGAGGGCGTTCTGTTTGAGGTTGATGCGATCTGCGAAACGCTTGGTGCCTTTCCGCCCGATGAAATGCCAGACGTGCTGCGCAAAGAACAAGACGACGTCAGTTATGCTTGGGACAACCCACTGACTGACATGATGGAGAGGCAGAAGTCTCAAGAAGTCGCTGAGATCAGTCAACACGCTCAAGCGGTGGTAGCCCTAGAACAAGCTGCAATGCAATCGAAGGCACTTCGCCGGTTTGATACCGAGCGCATGGCAATTGAACCAACTGTTGGCCTCGGTGGTGCCCGATACCTGCTCAGTGATGAGGATCTGGAAGCCAAGAGCGAGGTAATCGATGGTGAGGTGCAAGAGCAGAAAATGATTGAAGCCGCGCCGAACATTTCACAGCTGATCGATAGCGGCGTGAATGCGGCTCAGGTGGCCAGTGACATCCCGCAAGAGACTGGCGTTCCACTTCTGCCGATGCCGCAATGATCAAAGACCACGAATGGACCGAAGAAGGCGCCCAGATGGTCAAGGCGCTCATGAATGGGTCAACGGATGAATACATCCGAGCCCGTGCAATCGATTACCTCATCAACGAGCTCGGTGCGCTTGGCTATATGCCTCTCGTTCCAGGGAACCCAGATCTGACAGCGTTCAACTGCGGCCGGCAATGGATGGCTCGCCAGATGCAAATTGCACGCGATGTGCCGTTGGACAAATTGCCGATAAAGAAGGAAGCAACGAATGAGCGAACCCCAAGTCGAGTCACAACTGCAACAGAACGCGCCACCAGTGGTCGTGCCATCAATCGGAGGCGGTGAAACTCCCGCCCCGGAAGTTGTCATTGAAACACCATCGTCTGATCCAGCTCCAGTCTCAACGCCGGCGCCTGAAGCAAATGATGATGCTGCACCGGAACCAGATAAGGCGGCCTCAGTCGGATGGGACGAGGATTGGCGCAAGCATCTTGCTGGCGACGACGACTCAGCGCTGACCGAACTGGCGCGGATCAAGACACCTCAAGATCTCGTAAAGCAGCTGGCGAACCAGAAGAAGGAGCTTTCAAAGCGTGCTGTATCCGGTCAGTTCCCGGCTGATGCCGACGAAGCAACACAGCAGTCCTGGCGTGACCACAATGGCGTTCCAAAGGAAGGCACCCTCAAAGCATACGAGGTGAAACCACCGGAAGGATACGAGCTCTCAGAAGTTGAATCCGGAATGGTCAATGATTTCGTGAAAGAGATGCACGGAGCCAACGCGCCGAAGGAGTATGTCCAGACTGCTCTGGATCAGTGGTTTCGTATGAACGCCGCCAATGAACAGCAGACGCGCACTCTTGATGAAGACCGGCACAACGAATGGGCTCAAGAAATCCGAACCGAACTTGGCAAAGATTACGAGCCTATTGTTGAGGCCAGCAACACATTCATTGAACAATTGATCCCAGACGAAGCGACCCGCGGTGAGCTTCTGAATGCGCGCCTGGCCGGCGGTGGCATCCTCGCTCACAATCCCGGTTTCATCAGGATGATTGGCGATCTCGCCCTGCAAAATGGCTTCGGCGACAGGATCGAAGCCAACAGCATGGAGTCAGGCGGAAAGAGCCTTGCTGAGCAACACAGAGAGCTATCAGACCTCCAGCACACCGATCCACAACGCTACGACATGCCAGCCACACAAGAGAAGCTCGACAAGATTATTGCCCATCGTTTGTCTCGTGGTGAGATCGATGCAGATGGCAATGAAATCAGAAGGAGATAGGTTTAATGAGCAATCCAGGTTCTTACGTTTCGCCGGGCTCTGCATCAATCGTTGGTGCTGCTGACGGTAGTTATAAGTCTCGTGTTCCGTTGTCGGCTGAGTTCGTGACGGTATCGGCGAACACCAACGACGCAAACGACTGGGTAATCCTGCCGGAAGGCGCGAAGCCGGGTCATCGTGTTCATGGCTGGTCGGTGCCGGCACACGAAATGCGAACCGAGGCCGGATCTGATGTGAAGATCAACAACATCGATTCAGATTCATCTCAGGAGGCAGCTATTCCGGCGACTTCACTCTGGACTGCAACCTTTATCAGCGCCGCCGTGGGCTGGGTTCTTGAGGTAACAACAGAGCTTGGTGCAACAGCAACGGCCGTGGTTCCAGACTAAACTCAATTGGTAGCAACGGGGTCAAGCCTCGTTGCTACTTTCGTGACGTAGCAAACGGGGCATCTAGGTGCCTCGCTTCCTGCATCACGCAGGTTCTTAGCCTTCGCTTCGCCCCGCTCTTTCGATCGTCTGGCCCCGGTGATCCGGTCTCCCATCTGATTGAAAACATAGTGGTACCCGACAGCACGGCTCTCCACACATCCCGAAATCAAACCAGGAGGGTGAGGCCATGTCGGTGCCTACCTCAATTAAATATCGTGGCGAGTTCATCAAGTCGTTCAACACTGGTATCTCGCTCATCAAGGACTGGTGCACACCAGAGTCTATGTCGATGGGCGCTTCATGCGTCTTTGATGTGGCAGCTGTTGGTGGTCGCATGCAAAACCGCTCTATTGACGGTCGCATTCCTCGCACCAACGTCTCTGACACGCAGGTTACGTGCAACTTGCAAGAGTTCGTGAAGAAGTTCGAAGTCACGGACTTTGAAGCGTTCACCAGTCAGTCCAACGAACGCGAGAAAATGCACCACCGGATCATGGAGTCCTACAACCAAGAGTTGGACTACAACATCATGACCGAGCTGGCGAATGCGACTACTTCGTATTCCGCGTCAGCGGCGCCTATCACGCTGGATTCTGCAACTCGCACAATCGCGACGTTGGCAGCAAACCAGGTGCCTATCAATCCATCGGACGTGATTTGGCTGGTGTCTCCATTCATGGAGGCCAAGCTTCAGAACATCGCTGGTTATGCGTCGCAAGATTACGTCTCTGGTCGACCTTTGGAGACTGGTGGCAACCAGTTCCAGAACCAGGTCATGGTCAAGCGCTGGCTCAATGTCTCATGGGTGGTTCATCCAAACCTTCCAGGCGTTGGCAGTTCATCTTGCACAACGTACCTCTGGCACAAGCGCGGCCTTGGCTGTGCAGCACCAGACAAGCAGATGAAATACTCAGCCGGTTACAGTGAGGAAGATCACTACAACTTCTGCTCTGCCACGCTTAAAGCTGGAACCAAGATCCTGCAAAACAGCGGCATCATGAAGTTCCTGCACAACGACGAAGCATAAGGAGAAGGCCACATGGCTTACGATTCAACTGGACTTTATTGCCTGGCCAACACCGGCCACGCTTCTATGTGGGTAATGCGCACCGAAGATGCCGTTGGCACTGCTGATGGTGCTGGTTACATCACTGACGCAGATACGGCGGACTCTGGCAAGGGGGCTGCTGGCAAGGGCATGAAGATTGGGGATATGGTGTTTGTGCAAGTGGTGTCTGCGGGCACTGTTGCAGTTCCTACCGCGTTCTCTGACACCGGCTGGTACTATGTGAGCGCGATTAGCGCTAGCACTGGTGCGGGCACGATTACCGCTTGCGGTGCCACTTAAAACTGAAGCCAGGAGGGGGGGGATTTCTCCCCTTCCATTTTGTCAAAGGATGATGCATGTCGAAACCAGAAGCGCGCCCCGGTTCATTGGAAGTTGCACACGATGCTGCAATTTTGTGGCGCCATATCGCACCAGCCGGAACGTCCATGGATGATGTTCTTGAGCCAAGTTATTTTCGCAACAACATTCGCGAGTGCGTTCAGCAGCGCGTGCCAGGACGCAATGCCTGGAACAAGATCGAAGTGATCGCGGAAGATGCATCTTATTACATGCAGCTCATCGTGGTTAGCGTTGGTGCGGATACCGTCACGACGCACCCAATCATCAAAGAACGCATCGCCAAAGGTGCCCCAGGCCGCAAGCCGAACGTTCCTGATGGATACAAGGTCGAGTTCATTCCACAATCAGGCTGGCGTGCTATGGCACCAAACGGATTCCTCGTTGCTGAGAAGATGACGATTGAAGACGAAGCCATTCGGGCGGCAGCAGGTCACGCAAAGGGGGTTGAATAGATGGCAACCTGTTCATTCGTATTCTGCGCTATGAACGCAGACATCCCAGTCCCATATGCCAAGGGCGCAACGTCAGAAGAAGAGACCGTAAGCGGTAGCAATGCCGCAACGACAGCCGCAGCCAATGCTTCACAGAACGTCTGCGAGGTGACCACTGACACAGCTTGTTATGTCAGTTTTGGATCTGCTCCGAATGCCGCGTCCGATAACCCTCGCTTCTTGATGCCAGCCAACGCAACTCGATATTTTCGAGTTGGCTCGGGTGACAAGGGCGCATGTATTGCGGTGAGTTAACATGGCAACGACCAGCAAGCTCATCGTCTACAATGAGGTTCTGAGAGAGATCCGGATCAACTACCCGTTGGCCAATCTCACAGACTCTAATCCAAGCAAAACCGCACTGGATGGGGCGTATGATCATGCTGTTGAGTATATGCTTAGTCGTGCAGATTGGGGCTTTGCTCGCAGACGGGCAACATTGTCTGGAACGAGCAACTCATCATTCCCGCCTTATACGTTCAGCTTCGTTCGCCCCAGTGATTGGCTGCGCACTTGCTGGATTAAAGCCAATGCATCTGACGAAGCCGAAATAGACTACGCTGAAGTCGCCGCAACGATATACAGCTTTGTTGACACCGCGCTGATTGAATACATTTCTGAGGATTCGGACAATTACGATCCGGTGAACTGGGGGCCACACTTCACGCGTGCATTTGTGCTCTACCTTGCGTACCTGGTTGCTCCTGCTCTGGCCAGGCATGGGGATGAAGCGCAGTCTAAACTGTGGGCTCAATACGAGTCATCGGAAGCAGAAGCTCAGCAGTTCGAAGCCCGACCGCTCACGAATGAGCAAATCCCAGCGAACCGCCATCCAGTGATGCGTCGCGCGATGGAGTTCATGAGCCAGAGCTTGTCTGGTTCGGTTCCAATTCAATCGCAGACCGCTCATCTGCGCTGGACGATGAACCGTTCTTGGGAACACGCCGTCAAATACTGCCTTGAGGCTGGCGCTTGGAACTTTGCTTCACGCCGCGTTCGATTGACGGGCGGGACTGAGCCAATCCCAGGCGATACAGTTGATGACATCATTGAGGGCTACTCGATACCACCGGCAACAGAACCGGCCGATAGCGAGGCGCTTCCAGAGATGTCAGAGTATGATTATGGGTTCGTTCTGCCAAGCGATTTCCTTCATAAAATCTGGTGTAAATCAGACGCCAACAGCATGCTGGAATGTGATCATCAGTTCCTTCGGGACTCGGTTTACGCCAACCACGACACATTGATCCTGGAATACGTCAGTAACGATTCCGAGGCGACGAATCCAGACAACTGGCCGGCGACATTCTTGGAGGTTGTGGCGGCATATTTGGCCGTAATGGCTGCGCCAGAGCTGATGATTGAGGAGTCTGGCCGCGGACGTCAGAAGGTGTCTGCAACGGGTGCCAAAGGCGGTCTTGAGCAGATCTACCAGATCAAGCTCGGGGACGCTAAGCGCAAGGACGCAATACAGCAAATGCGCAAGAAGGTGCCATTGGGAAGCTTTGCCCGTGCTCGCCTTGGTGGGTCGCGCTCCAATCCAGGATATTATCGCTAGATGGGCCGCACGAATGAACTGGTCTACGCATTGAATGCGGGTGGAGTAGACAAAGAGGCTCTGAGCCGCATCGATCTGGAAAAGATGAGAATAAGCGGTGAGCATCCTGTTTCGAATTGGCTACCAAAGGTGCTTGGCCCTATGACTCTGCGGCCAGCATTCGAGATGCTGGATCCTATCCCAAACAACAATCAAACGCGGCAATTTAAATTTGCGCGCTCAGTCGATACAAAATACGTGCTGCTGCTTACTGAGTATGAGATGAGAGTGTCATTAGACGGCGAGATTGTTCAGGTTCCGTCTGTGTCGACCACCATCAATAGTGGGTCGTGGTCGGACGAAAGCGGTGGTTCTGCATCAGCGTCGGGCGGCGGAACTCTCTCATTTACAGCCACAACAACCAATTCAGCAAAGCTTCGGCAATCCGTTAGCGTGGCTCTTGCTGATCAGTCGTTGGATAATATCTTGAGGGTTGTTGTCTCTCGTGGCCCATTGGTGTTTCGCGTCGGAACAACGGCGGGCGGGCAAGAGTTGATTGCGGATACGACACTCTTCGAAGGTACTCACAAGATAGCAATCACTCCCAATGCTGCGACGTTTTACATTGAGCTAAGGTCGGATGATCCGGTTTCTCGTTCAGTCAGCCAGATCGATTTCGAAAGCAATATAATTGGTGGCGCTGGTGAGCTCGCAATCCCAACGCCATGGAGCTGGAGTGAGATTCAGGCAATTCGAATGTGGCAATCAATCGATGTCATATATGCCGGCGATGGAATTCAGCAGCAGCGCAGAATAGAGAGGCGTGGTGATAAATCCTGGTCGGTAGCGAAATATTTCTCTTACAATGGGCCGTATTCTACGCCGTCCGGCAATCTCTCTATGACGCCTGGCGCCCTTAGTGGGAATACAACACTAACCGCAAGTGAGGCGTATTTCCAAAGCGCACACGAAGGGACAATCATAGAGCTGACTCAAGTAGGAAAGACAGTCACTCAAACCCTGGACGGAGAAGACCAAGCAACGGATTATGTAACCATTACAGGAGCAAACGCCGAACGGATTTTTTATCAAACGGCCGTGTCATCCAGCTTTCTGGGAACGCTAACCCTTCAACGATCAGTAGAGCTTGAAAATCCAACCGTGTGGACGGACTTTGCAACGTATGTAAATGCAAGCTTTAGCAAGGATGCGGTAAATGATCAGCAGGACAACTTAACGGCGCACTACCGATTGACGATCAAATCAGGGGAGTACACATCCGGCAGCGTTGTCGCTACGCTGGAGTATGAGAACGCAACGCAGGTGGGCCAAGCTCTTATAACAGCAGTCAACAGTTCAACGGAGGTTGATGTTGAAACGCGCGTGGCGTTCGG